TGCTTTCAGGAGTTCGTTGATGAACACCCGGTCACGCCAACGACGATAGTCGTCGAGCAGAGTCAGCGAACCGATGGACTGGTGGAACGCGGTGAGGTTACCGGTATCCAGCAGCAGACGCTGGGCAGTGATCAGGGTTTCCCGAGCAATCTTGAAGGTGCTCGGCTGGGTGGGATCGGTCGGATCAGCAGGACCGGTGTACTCACGAAGAGTCACCAGCACTTTGTCCTTCACGATGTTGCGGCTGTTAGCAGTACCGATGGTCTGCTCTGCAGTACGCTCACGTGACTCTTTGCTTCCCGGATTACCCCAGAACCTGTAGCGGTCTAACTGCACAGTCTGGCCAGGCTGCTTGCTGAAGTCATGAACGACCACAGGCTCTGCAGCCATCTCAACAACGTACGCAGGGTGCGGACGGTAGAGTTCGGCGCCGAGAAGCTTCGGGAAATCATTATCGACAAACACTGTCGATAGCTCCAGAAACTACAAAGTAAGTTTAATAGATAAAGAGGCTAAGGACACATAAAGATGTCTCGTTTTTAGCGTTAGCCCAACTTCCGATAGATATTGCGTACGCTCTCTGGCAGTTGGTAGTAAATAGAACCGTAATTAGAAACGTGTTTGGCCGCGCCACCGCGGTACATGAACCGGAATGGTACGGACATCAATCCCGGTTCCTCCGTACGAATCGTCTGTGTGTACGTTTTGCAGTAAACCGGAGGGTTGTAAACCCATTCAGAACGATTAGCAGTTCCCTGGGGACCGAGCGAGTTGGTGAGAATGCCCCCCTCGTACCGACCGTGGGTAACGCCACCGCCCGTGATGCCCTGCTGTCCGGTATTTCCTGTCGGTGTGTTGTAGGGATCGTAAGTCTGAGAGTCTGGTGCAGACCCCCCGAAGTACGTATATTTACCAGCGTCGCGAACTCCGTAATCAGGTCCAGTAAAAGTTTGAACTTTACGGCCCGCTATCGTGTCGACAGTGACGGGCCGATAGCCTTGATAGGAACTTAAAACACCGCTAGGCGCATAGTCTACGTTTTCGTAATCAGTCCAATATCCAGATACAGCTGCGGGTACCTGTCGCCACGCGGTCGAATAAGTTCCGGCGTAACTAGGCGACCCGTCGACAATAATTCCGACGTCGGCTCCGGTGTCTCTAATACCCGAACTGACAACAACGTAACCTTCATACGAAGGGCCGCTTTGAACACGATGCGGCCCCGAATCGTATTTGTAATTTCTATAAGATATATACATTTAAAGCAGTCAGGGCTGCCTTAATTCTAAGCGGCGGGGGTATCCTCAGCCGAAGCTACAGGGGAAACCTGACTGGCGATTGCCCGAATATCCTCGCTGATCAGATTTACATCCCGAGCGTAGTTTGCCTTGAGTTCTTCAAGCTCTTTTTTCAGCTGTTCGACTTCGACATTTTCACCGCCCCGGCGGCGACCAAGTGGATTAGGCACGGATTACTTACCTTTGCTCTTCTTGTATTTTACAGCTTTTTTCTTAGCCTCCTCGCGTTTTTTGACTCGCTCAGGCAAATCACCCTTCGTTTTCTTTTCGTACTCAGCTACTTTAGCTTTAGAAATTTCACCTCGTTCTTGCATTGCGTAGAATTTACGCCTTTGTGCCTCAGATTTAAAAGGCATCTTGATAAACGCTTTTTAACAGTATATCCAATAAAAAACCCCCGTTGTCCAGACGGGGGCAGAGTATGTTCGTCCACCATGCGAGCGGTGCTCCACACCGCTGAACTTACTTTAACTCAGTTGCCATCAAGGAACAGCAGCTTGGCTCGCAAAGCCTCGGGGGACATGTTGTTCAGGTAGCGCCAAGCTTGGTCAGGAGCTTGATTCATAACTTGACCAAACTGTTCCCACTGCATGTTGGGGTCCTGCTGAGGCTGCCCGCCGGTAGCGGCAGCGGGGACGGCGGGAACTTGGTCGTAGTTCAGCCGATAATTCTGCTGTCGAAGAGCAGCGCTAGCTTCATCAGCAGCAATTTGCTCATCGGTGCGCAGGTCAGTGGGATACACCTCGGTAAAGAACCGATTGGTGTAATCAGCAAGCTGATCGGGATCGGTCAGGATCTGCTCCATCGCCATGCCACGGGTGGCAATTTGCTCAAGAGTCTGATGCTGCTGAATCAGGGCATCCTCCAGAGTGGTGGAGTACTGATTCAGAATCGCCGGAGCTTCCAGACCGAAGTGGTTAACGACGGCGGCGCTTGCTTGGCTTAACTGCGGCTCCTGCGCCGTAGAAGTCGGCGAGGAAATTGGGGTCGTATAGACGTTGTTGGATAAGATCGGCTGAGCCGTAGGGGGTTGGTAAGCCCAGGGCTGTTGGACCTGTGAAGCCAGATTGCTCTGTTGAATATCCTGCGCCGCCACCTGGGGCTGCGCTAACGATGCTGTCTGGCTGAGGGACGGGGAGAGCCGGGAGACGATCCGGTCCAGGCTGCCCAGCGCTGCTTCCCACGGGTTGCTCGGGGAGGAGGCTGACGGAAACTGGCTGGACTGGCTGTTGATAGAAGGGACCGTAGCCAGTTGTGCCGGCGACGGCGCTTGGGCTGTAGTTGCCGAAGCTACCGCCGGGGTAGGGGTTTGCGCCACCCACTGAGGGTAAGCGGTTGAGCCCATATCCGGGGAGAAGGCCGCCTGGGGCGCCGCTACTGCCGGGGAGACCGGGCTCGGGGTCGAAGCTGGGATCGCTTGGCTCATAGCTGCCCGAGTAAGTTAGTTCTTGCGCGAGGTGATCGAATGTGCGGTAGAGGAGAGGCGTTATATTTAACCTCGGATCCGCCGCTAAGGGCTGGGTCGGCGCAAGAGGGTGCGGCGACTGCATCAGCTGATTTAATGTTAGCAGGAAATTTTGTAGCGCGGCTTGCGTTTGTTGAATCATTCTGAAGGGGAATCCCTTCAACATTTCAGATCGCTCTAGATCACTCTTGTCTGGGAACAAGTAACGCAGAGCTTCCACGCTGTCAACACCGAGTTCTTGAAGATTTCGAACAACGATTGACTTTTGGTTGATGTCATACGCCGTGTCTTCGTATACATCGCCCTGGAAGCGATACGTTACTTCGCGGTCACCATCAGGCGGAAGACCAAAAACGCCGCTAGGAACTTTGTTTTCCGAAAGAGCTGTTTGGATAGCAATATCGACATCACGTTCGTACTTAGCCAAACGTTTCTGATATTTTTCCACAGCTTCCGGAGTTTCTTCTTTCGGTTCTTTAGGTGGGGCCAAACCCATAACCGAAATAAAGCTCTCTCGGAAAATCTGCTCTTGATGATAAATAATCATCTCCAGCAGACGGCAGAAGCCGTAACTTAAAAAACTCTTATTTTTACGAAGAGCAGTCGCCTGAGCACGACCCATAAGGCCTTTAATCTCAGTCGCAGTGGCACCGGCGCTAATTGATATTTCATCAACGCCGCCGAGTGCAGTTCGAATTTCCTCTCGTAATAAAAGGGCATAACGATTCATGTCCCCGTTAACGGGGTCGGGGGTCATATAACCGACTCGATCGGACGGCTCGACGTTGGCAATAATCCGAGGAACTCGAAGACCCCCGATGCCAGATTGCGATCCGAAAGGATCCGAGACCCGTGTGGATGGAGAATCTAAACCGCCAAATCCACTTTGACTGCTGATCGTCGGACGGAAGTTACGATCGGTATCACTTGCCTCCACCAGATCGCTACGTGGACGCGAGCTGATGAGAGTCGGGTTGCCAAAGAACTCGATGTTCTTGGCGATATTCTGCATCATTTGATCATGCAGAACAATCTGCTGCATGAACGGTTCGAACTCCCCCTCACCTTCAGTACCGCTAGCGTTTGGTTTGTTCAGAACCTCCACAGCGGGGATAAACCCGAGTGTATTAGGACGGCTGTTTCGGGGAGTAATGACGGAACCGGGCTCTAAATCAAAGCTCAGTTCCGTATCGGCTTCATATTCCGCGATTGTCTCGGCCGTGATCGAAATACGGACGTACCTTTTGTTTTGTCCGTAAGTATTCGAAGGTAGTCCGAGATTACCGTTCTTAACTTTGTAGGAGTACAGGATCACAACCTCTTCAATCTCTCCGTTGAGGTCGTGGTAAACCCGGTACTGATTTTTGTTGAAGAAGTAAATCTGGTACTTAAGTTTTGGATCAGGTCTGAAGTAAAAAAGACCCGAACCGTCGATCAAAAAATTCCGAACGATAGCCGGGAAGCGGATATCAAGTTTATTAAGTTTTATCAGATCATCCAGAAACTTACTACGAGCTTTATACGTATCCTGCTCACAATAGAAAAACAGACCCTTCTTAATCATAAGAAGGGTCATCTGCTGGACATGGCTCAGCACCACCATGGTGGCGGATTGCTTAGAGCGATCCTGAGTTCGGGCTGCCTCCAGAATCTCACTGAATCGTCCTCGGACACTTAGAAGATCTGCAGGCATTTTACGAAAACGACGTTGTCAGGAGTCCGGAAGAAGGTACTCCTTCACTCGTTCTAGTTTAAACAATTCTGGCGGTAAAAGATCATGCGGGTACGGAGTCAGTACGTGATCTTTACGCCCAAGAGGATCTGTGCCTCCTGCTTCCGCTTTATACGCATCGAGGAAGTCAAGCATCTCTTGACTATACGCAGGAGCGTGTGCGTTAGGAATGTCGTCGTAGCAGTGAGAGAACGAAGTGAGCTTACGCTTAAGGCGCTCAGCTCCTCCCATCCAACTGAAGTGCCAGCCCGCGTCGCAATTACCAACAACAAGATCGTTGGGGTTCCGACGGATTTCGGAAAGCGTCTGACTGAGGTGCTCGTGCAAAACCACGGTGCCGCAGGTCCAGTTCGTTGGCGGTTTTGTTGCGTCGCCTTCAGGATCAACGACGCGAAGATCCGCACGGCCGTACATCATCGGCATCGACAAGCGCACACAACGCTTAGTGTCTTCTTTAGCTAGTTTTACAGCTTCTAAAAGCGCCGACGGCTTAGGAATCTCGTCAACATCCGAAAAAAAGAACGCAGAGTCGGGTGGAGTCATACGCATACCTACGGCAAGAGCGTCCCGCTGTGCGAATTCACGGATCCACGGGCTGGGAGCGATATCCGGAGGCGGAAGCTCGACGTGGAGAATTTGAATCTTTTCTTCGGGCAGCCCGAGCTTACGAATTGTCTCTAAACAAGTAAAAGGCTTTTCGTCGCCCTTAAAAGTACGGTTTGCGTCGGTGATTATAAACCCATCTACGACGTCTTTAAGCATTTCGACGCGCAGTGCAAGTAATTCGGCTTCGTTAAAGTAAAGAAAGCAATCAAATAACATAAAAAGCTTTTGAAAGACAGAAAAAGCTTAGCATAACGCCTAAAAAACAGTGTCTTGTGTACATCTTTATAAGATTTTGTAATAACTACATTACTTTAAATTTTTGTTCTTTTTCCAAACCCATTTTTCCCTGCCTCCCGGACGACAGTTTTCTCTATGAGTAACCCATCTACAATTCTCAGGAGTGTACCCAAGCTTATTTTTTTCTCTATCAAGCTCTAATTCTTTTCTTGCTCCGTTCGCAAGAGCCCAGGACTCAAAGGCTTCAAAGTTTTCCGCCCACTCAGAGCATACAGTTATGTTCTTACGTATATAACTTTCATGATTATTGCACCTACACTTCATGTCAACCCAGCGATCATACAGCCAAGAATCCCCTGATCTGCGATCTCGTCCTCTGGTAGCTTTGCCGTGCTTATAAACCGAATGAACATAATCAGGTTGACTCATTCGATATTTCTGAGCGCAGGACCTACAGCGTTCAGGCTTTTTGTGCTGTTGAATTAGTCTTATCTTTCCGCAGTCAATACAAGTGTGCTCAACGTATATATGATTTCCTTTCCTTACTGCCATGCTCGGCAACTCCAGTAGCGAGCCTTGAGTTTACTCCCAGGATTATCGCAGTTGTGTCGCGCCAGAAAGGCTTGCTTTCGATCAGGGTCATTTTTTTTAATAGTCATATTTGGATCACCAAACCGCACCAAGCGCACTTGACCGTTTTCACGTGCCGCAACAGCAGATTTCTTACCGCCGCCAGAATCACGACGAGGTTTGTTATACCCGTCAAACACTTCTCCGGCGATCCGAATCTTAGCCATCAGCCTTTATTCTTTCTCTTAATGTACTCAGAAGCTCGACGACGCGCTTCTTTAGCTTTTTCAGTATTGGGGACGTGCGTATTCACCGGTTTGTTGCCGGCGGTCGCCCGTTTTTTCTTTTCGTCGGTGGCGCGACGCTCATCCTCGCTCATGGAAGCCCACGCTGCTTTAGGCAGATAGCGTTCTGTGCGACCTTTTTCCCGCGCTAAATCAGCCATAACTAGGACTTTTTGCTTTTTTCGTATTCTTCGCGAGTTTGCCAATCCTCCTTGGACCAACGACTGAGCTTGTTCTCGCTAGATTTCTTACCTTCGTACCTTCCGCCCGCCTCTTTGTAGTATTTAACAGCAAGCTGCATTGCTCTGGCCGAATGACCACCTAAGCGCTTACGGGCTTTAGCTTTTGCCGCCGCCCATTTTTTAGGATCTCGCTTTTTTGCGACTTCAGACACTGGCTACAAGGGTTCCATTACCCGGCGAAACAGGAATACCGGTACGCGGCCCACGCTTGGCGGCGGCCTTTCGAAGCATTTCCGCTTTTATCTCTTCCGTGGGATCTTGAGAAGGAGCAAACTCATCTTCGTACGTACCATAAGGACCGTACTGAGGAGGAATAGGAGCGTTCGGAGCCTCCTCACTTACTTGATTTTCATAATCATCACTGCGCATGGCTGCACGTTGCGCCGTTCGCTGACGACGAGACGCTAACTCCTGGGCATTAAATGCCTTAGTAAAGAAGTCGCCGGCTTCGAGAAACGGGTCTGCCATTGTTATAGTCTATTACATGCTGCCGATTTGTTGCGCTACGAGGGCTTTGGCTATTAAGTCCGATTTCAAAGCCGACATGAAATCGGAAGACGCCGCACCTCTTTTCTGAAGAGAGCTTAATATGTCGTCGGCGTCTAGACCAGCACGCTGACGAAAACTAGAAGCGCCGCTTCCTAAATATTGCAGTAAAGCCGAGTAAGTATCGTCCATGCTTAATAGAGAATGAAGGCGTGCTCCACGGTGCTGATACCGCTTACATGTGTCACAGAAATAGGCAACAAAACGTCTGTTCTGATGTGATCAAAAGTTAAAGGAGTTCCTGGAGAGTCCGCCAAGATAACGCAAAGAGAGTGATCAACGCTTTTGTTCTTGGACTCTACAAAAACACCTCGACAAGCGGGAAAAGTGGTATCTGTACCAGAAGCGTTTACTCTAAAACCGCTTGCGTAAGGCAAAGAAGCCGATTGTCCGTAGACAGACCCAAAGGCGCGGACATCCATGCTTTAACTGTGATCTACATTCGATTCTAACTCACCAATCAAGCACTGAAGGTACCAGGCCGCTTTTTTAAGGTCCTCCACGCCGTTTTTAAACTTGTATCGCCAAACATATTTAGCGATATTACCGTGACAGTAGTCCCGAAACCCTTCGGGGCCTAGTTGAGCCTTCAAAGCGTCGATGCACTCGATAGTACCCGACGTATAGTGCGAAGGATGATTGACGTTGTCCATAAAAATTCAGATCTGAAGCATTGTATCGCAAGTTATGAGCTCTGCCTGTTTCTGAGCAAGCTCTGTCGAGTATTTAGTGTCATCATGTGCCAATAAACAGCACGGATGAGGCTTATAAACGCCATTTTCTTCAATAACCGGGATGCACCGCCGATGTTCGTGCCCAGCAGGGACGTTTTCGAACGCCAGACCCATAGAACTACGATCCGCTAAGGGCCAATTTCTAAAATCGACGATTTTTACGCTTTTTGCGGGATCCATACTGTCACTTTTAACGTATTTAACCGCATCCGTGTTATCCAGTATCATTGCGGCGTAATAGGGACTTGCTATCTGAGCAAAAAACTTGATTTCGTGATCAACCACGAGGGTTTTTTGTACATCAAAACCTCGATCAGACCAGACATTCGGTGTGCGTCTAGTTAAAAGGTACCGATAATGATTATCAAACGGTATCTTCTGCCCTTTAAAGGTTTCATAGCGAATAAAACCTGGCTCAAGCCCGTGCGCAGCCAATCTAGGCTTCCAACGCAACCAGTATTTAAAGTGATTCCAAGTTATAAGCATGTCATTTTCTTGATATATGTAATAATCGTACTTGTAGTTCATACAAGCGTGCACTAAATCGTGTTTATGCGCCCAGGTCAGTCCCCATCCGGCATATTCGGGGCCTGCGACAACTATGTTTAGCTCTAACAGACCATGAAAAGGTCGCAAAAGTTGCGCTAGTTTATCAACGTCACTCTGCGCCTCGTAATTTACATATATAAACACAGAAACTTTAAGCTCAAACTCTGTATAAAGCTTCAAAACTTTCAGCAACTTTTCAATCCGAGCCAAAGGATCGTAAGCCGCAATAGCAACCCACAGTGTTTTACCAAAAACCATGTCAATACTCGACAGAAAAACTACCTCTACGCTGAAGAAAAGTTATTAACCAAGTGTACGCATCTAGCAAGTCGTCATGAGCGGTAGCACCTACGTTAATCAGCTGGTCGAACAACGCATCGAACTTGCGATATTTGTTAAAAACTACTTTTTGATTTTCTAAAAGACCCAGCGTGCCTCG